ACTTAGACGCTGTAAAACGCTTAGAGTCTACGATGCAGGCCAAATACATGAAGTCACGGAGTTAATTCCTGACAATAAATTGAAGAGGGGTTTTTATAAGCCCCTCTTTTTTTGTATTTTATATATGTAAGAACCAACAATTCATATGATGTTTAATAAATTAAAAAACAAGGTCATGGCGTTTGCTGATATCTTTAAAGATGAGAATGATTACAATGAGAAAACTATCATTGGATTTATGTCATTTGCTGTTATGGTAATTTTTGCTGTAGCAGATTTGGTTACCGGATATGTTGGTAAGGACTTAGTTATTAACGAAGGGATCTACAACTCTTTTGTATTTATCACTTTAGGTAGTTTTGGAATTGCAGGTCTTGAAAAATTTGCAAAGAAATGAAGTTAGAAGTATTAAGATTTAGCAGTCAAAGCGACAGCACAAACGGAGTATTATTTGATGTTACAGAAGGAAGAAAGTTTTTATGCTACACTCTTGAAGATGAGTATAGGGAGACAAAAGTTATGTCTGAAACACGAATTCCTGCTGGCACATATAAGATCACTCTTAGAACGGTAGGCGGTCACCATGAAAGATATACTAAGAAATATGGTGAAATGCACAAAGGCATGCTATGGGTACGTGATGTGCCTAATTTTAAGTGGATCCTTATTCATACTGGTAATACTGATGAACACACTGCTGGGTGCCTCCTTGTTGGTGATAGTCAACAAAGCAATCTTATCAAGAGTGATGGTTTCACAGGTTCAAGCACTCAAGCGTATAAAAGAATCTATCCTCCAATTGCTGCAGCGTTGGAAGCAGGGGAAGAAGTAACAATTACTTACATAGACTACGATACGGTATAACAATCAATTAAATCAACATGGCAAAACACATCAACAGTGCTCACCGGGTAGTTACAAAGAAGAGTAGACCGGGGGTTCATTCAAAGAATGGAACGAGCAAGAACAAGTCATCAGTAAACTACAAGAAAAAGTACAGAGGACAAGGAAGATGACAAAGAAGAGTTTACTTGACAGGGACAACATTGAGTTGTGGATCTTAACTCCGGAAGAGGAAGCTGAGATTGCAGAAGTACTGGCTTGGGATGAGACAATCACCGAAGCAGAAGACTTGTTTAGAACTGAACAATTTAAAAAGCTTTCACTATGGAAAAGGTTTTATCTAAGATTAAGAGTAGCATTGCTAACGTTCTTACAAATGCTGTAAGTTGGACGAGTGTACGCATGGTATACTTACTGATGTCTTTGGTGTTATTCATTGGGTGGGTGACACGTAACTGGGACATTGTAGGTTTTGTTATTGTAATGCTACAGGTTGGTGTATGGACGAAGTTCTGTCCAAGCAAGTGGGTATTTGAAAAGTTAGGTTGGAAAAAGACAGAGCTATAATGTCTGTACTTGATGGAATATCAATAAGGAGTAGGATCTGCCTACTGTGCGCCACTATTATTATGTTGACGTTCTTTGTCTTCAAAACATTAGTGGTGTTCCGTTTTATACATCATAGTACGTTTACCCATTACTTTGAGTGGCTGAGTGTAATAGCGTTTATGCCCCCCTTCTTTGTAGTTGTTAGAGAATTCCTTCAGAACAAAGAGAGAATCAAAGGTGATCTGGACCAGAAGAATATATATCTAGAGCATGCTGCTAAGATTATTAGGCATGACATGCATAGTGGTATTAACACTTACTTACCCAGGGGTATTAAATCATTGAAGCGCAGGTTGACTGATGAGTCAATTAATGAGCTAAAGATTGGAAGCCCCTTGAAATTGATACAGGATGGGTTACATCACGCGCAGAAAGTATACAGTGGGGTATATGAGTTCACTAATCTTGTTAAGGAGGGCGCACGCCTGAATGTTGATACAAAGAATGTAAAAGAAATCTTGGAGGATTACCTCAAGCTCACTGCATATAAGAATCAGGTTGTATTAGATGATAGTCTAGACACCATATTAGAATTAAATGAGGCCCTGTTTTGTACAGCGGTAGATAACTTTATAAGAAACGGTTTAAAGTATAATGACTCTGGTACTAAATATGTAAAAATATATTTCCAGAATAATTACAATAAGGCATTACAATTGATCATAGAAGATAACGGACGCGGTATAACTGCTGAGGAATTTATTGAGCTTAGTAAACCGTATGTGCGTAAAGAAGGACAGAAAGAAACTGGTACAGGATTGGGACTTAACATCTCAATTTCTATTTTAAAAGAACATGGATATATAGTGCGGGCTGAGAAAAAAGAATCAGGAGGTACTAAAATAATTATTGAGATATGATTGATACGTTGATGCTTATAGATGATGAGAACCTATTCCACTTGGTGTTTGAGGATGCTTGTAGTATGTTGGATATAGCTTTATCTATTGAGTCACTAGATAGTAGTGATGAGGCTGATAAGAAATTTAAATCTTGGTTTCCGGATAATGGTGAAGATAGACCACAATGTGTATTTGTAGACTTAAATATAATTGGATCTTCATATGACGGCATTGAGATGATCCGTAAAATAAATGAGGATTATGGTAATGGATGTGTTATTGGTATTATTTCTAGTAGCAGTGATCAGGCAGAGATTGAGAAAGCAAAGAAAGTAGGTGCACAGTTTTGGATTATTAAGTCCGATGACATTGAACCAAGGCTGGAAGAGTTTCATAAAGACTATGAGGGGTATGTTGATAAGACTAACCCGTTTAAAGTATATAGATGATAAGTTCTAAGGATACAGTAAAGGACGCACTATTAAAAGCCAAGTCTAAAAGGGTTTATATAGAGGGTAACTTTGTCAAGCTATTGGCTGACACTTCTGATAAAAACGTCAGGGAATACCTTGACGAATGTAAACGTAAAGATCAGGAGAATAGAAAGAAGCGTCTTGCTGTAACTAAACAGATTCAGAAACAAAATAAAGAACTTGAGGAGGCTGCCGTAATAAACAAGGATCTACTGAGTGATCTTGAAAATAAGATGGAGGAGCTTGAAGCTTCTAAGAGAGAAGCTGAGGGTTTACGGGATGAAGCCTTAAATGATCTAGAAGTAATGCAAAAAAAGACTCAGTTTGAGTTGATTAGCATTATAGTTAAACTTGCTTTGGGCGTTATTGCGGGTGTTGGTATACTCACTACAGTGTTGTATTTATATATTTTAAGTAGTGGTTTAGATTCTAAGATAATTGAAACTACCTGGTCCAATTTATTTGGTATATTGTTAACTAATTCATTCAGTATAGTTGGTACCATCATGGGTGTCAAGTATGCTACAGAAAAAGACTAATTATGGCTGCAGCTAGATCTCATGAAGATGAGGTATTTAAAGCAAAGAGAAGACCTAAAAGACCTATTAAGTTTAACGTTACTCTAAATGAAGAGCAGAAACATGCAAAAGCAGAGATACTTGAAAACCCAGTCACTGTCTTACAGGGTATGGCAGGAAGTGGGAAAACTTTGGTGGCAGTTCAAACTGGGTTGGATCTCTTATTTACAAAGCAGATTGAAAAGATTATTATCACCAGACCAACCGTTGCCAAAGAAGACATTGGTTTCCTTCCTGGAGATATCAAAGAAAAGATGGATCCGTGGCTTGCTCCTATATACCATAACTTGTACTTACTATACGACAAAGTTAAGATTGACAAGTGTGTTGAAGAAGGGCAAATAGAGATTGTACCGTTTGCATTTATGCGTGGTAGAACCTTTACTGATGCTGTAATCATTTTAGATGAAGCTCAGAATGTTACCATGAACCAAATGGAAATGATGCTTGGACGTCTTGGTAAAGGAAGTACAATGATCATCTGTGGTGATAAAGCTCAGATTGACTTACGTAATAAGAAAGATTCAGGCTTTGGTTTCTTGTATACATTAGAAGCACAGGTTAAAGGGTTTAAAGTGATTACCCTTAAAACAAATCACAGACATGAAATTGTAGAACCTATACTTAAAGTATACGAAGATTATAGATAATGAACTGGACCCTTACCTTAGTTGCTCACTGGCCTCATGATAGATTTGCATTAGGCTTTGAATCATTGCCTTCTACTGAGGAGGTACCCTTTCATACTATTCAGTTGTTCTTACTGATGTTTACTGTCCGTTTAGACATGTGGCGTGAGGAATAACGGTAAGTGAGGGAGAACTTAATCTCCCTCTCTCTTATCCCTTACCGGCTTGTTGCTAACCATAATGGTATGAATATTACGTGTGGCCAGTTTAACCATCTCTAAGAAGACAAATCAAGCGGGATACTTCTTAGGATGACTGGTTAGCCTTCATTCTCTGTAAGCAGCAGAGAAGTTATTATCACACACAACCCGTTGTTATGATTTACGTGCTATTATAAAGAATAGTAATGCTGTAAGTATGAATGCCATATCTCTGAGGTTTAACTCAAAGATAAATAAACTTTTTAAGTTTATCCAATCACCTCTAAAATTTTTGTTTCCGTAACAGCAGTTACTTGGAAATCAGAAGGCATCAAGTGAGCCGTAATCTTTTGCTCAGCATCTGTTACAGATACGGCCATTACTAGATACAGTTCACTGGTTGCTTTTTCATCTTGGTGTTGAACCTTCACACGCACTTGATAGTACTTCTCCATGTTTAAGAATATTTAATTGTTAATAGGGTGCAATCATATGCATAACTATCTAAAAATCAAATATTGAAGGTTAATTTTGTTTGTCGTAACTTATGGTTCCATAGAGCATTCCTTAAACAACGCTTCTATTAAAATGAGATAGTTTATTGCATCACCAAACTTCTCATCAATCATAGCCTGATCTGGCTTCTTATCCTCTAGTTCATACTCACGTATAATTCTACGGACGCTATAAAGGTGTTTAACCATAAGCTCCCATCCTACACTCATTGGTGTATTATGCATGCTGAATTCAGCTTGTTCTTTAAAGCTTTTTAAGGTGTCTGATTCTACACCGTACTCTTTACCTTTAGATACAAGTACTTCCTTGCTCTTGTAGTACCGTTCAGTAAGCAGTTTGTTAAGTTCTTCTGTTGTCATAATAGATTATTTAAGAGCTGCTCAACTAGTCAGTCTGCAGTTGCTGGAGCAACTGATCCTGACGTAGTTTCACGAGCTCTAAAGTTATAAAAAAAGAGGGAGTAGACTGGCAGCCTAACTCCCCCTTACTTTGGGCACGAATTATAGTAACTCTATAGCAAACATAATCAAAAAAGATTTAGCTGCCTAGCCTTTTGTATGATTGAATTGATTTCTTTATCTATAAGAGTCTTATAGTATTGAGTATCAACATCATACTCTTCCCAACTTTTATTATCATCAAGAACATTATGCATGGACTGTAAATATTTACCGGCCACTAGCTGTTGTTCTCTTCCATCTGGATTAGTTTTAAAGATTTTACCTCCCTTCTTACTTACATAATATCTTATAGTCTTCTGCAAAGGGTCTGTAACTAACTCTCCGTCCTGTACAGAACGTATTTCTAGTTTCCAGTTACCCTTAGCTTTAGTGCCTATGCAGTAATCAAGGATGTTTCTGTTCTCAGCAAGATATTCTTCTGGCAATTTTCCATTGATGAAGTACTGGTATATAGCTTTTGGTACTATGAGTTTGGACTTATTTTTATGTAGGGCCAAACCGTTGTACTCAAATCTACCTTTACACTTAGCACTTGCATGTAGAAATTTACCATTAAGAATCTTGTAGAGATCATCAGGTCTTTTTTTCTTTAAAGCTTTCCAGTCAGCAGGATCCATCTCTTTCCAATCATATACTGCTATGTAGTTGTTTACATCTGCAAATACAATCTTCTGATACTTATCGTGCTCCAGGTTTAACTGAGTCATGTCTTCCCAGCGTTTACATATCTCCATGTACTTGTCTTCATACTTTCTAGGGATCATTGTTTCAAGACCATCTGTATTCTGCATAATAGGAATGCAGTCAGGGATCTCTTCACATATCATCTCATAAAGCATGGTTAGACTAAGCTGTCCGTTGATAGTAATACGCATAGTAAACTCTGGGTCATACAAGAAACTATTAGCATCATTACTCAAACCGTAAGTTGAATTAAGGATAATCTTGTAGACATAATTCATTGGGTTACTCTTAGGGATCTTCTTTCTTTCATCAAAGAACCACTCATAGAGTTGGCAGAATTTGTCTCTGTCAAGATGGGCTGGTGCCCACTCATTTCTAATTGCTAGGTTTGGGTAATAAGATGTAACATCTGAAGACATGATTACCATATCTTCATCACTCTTGTATATACCTCTAGTGTTTGCACCATGTACACCACCAAGTCCATAGTCTGTTTTTACATCTTTGTACTTGACAGAATAACTAAGTGCACCCTTTGTACCAGACTTAGGATTATTAGAATCAGTGATTAATATTTTACCCTGAAAGAATTTAAGCAGGTCTTGAAACTCTTTAGTTTGAAACTTGATATAGGGTAAGATTAAGTTCTTGATTTTAATGAACGGTCTAGGAGTTCTCAGTTGTTTTAGTTCCTTTTTATTAATGCCCAGTTCTTTACTTAAGTAGTAAGCAAATAACTCTTTACTAATACGCGGTTCACTAGCACTGTATAGATCTATGCCATACTGTTCTGTTAGTGTACCTCTTAGACGGATTTGTTCCGTGCTTAGATGCATTATCTTCTTAGTACTGGATACATCATTAATACAGTACTCAATAACCATGTCTAAGTCCTTAGTATTAGTTATCGGTTCTGTGTGATGTATTGGCATATCCAACACATTCCACCAGTCCATACTATACTGTATCCACTTTAGAGAGGAAGACTTAGCGGGGTTATCCCAGTGATTCAGTTTGAATACGTCTATTTGTTTAATACGCATTCTATAAGGGCTGTACTTAGGGAACAGTTTGTTTCTCATGAGATCAATTGTCTCCTGAGCAAACTGATATATAGCAGCAGCTATCTGATCACCATCTAGAAGTTTAAGTTGTTCTTGCTTATCAAGAATAAATTCTGTGACCTGGGCATCAAAGGCTAAACCATTATATGAAATATGCCATTCTTGTTTAGCAGCATTAGTTTGAAGGAATTTAAGAAGAGCAGAGAAATCATTTCTCATACTGCAGACAGCAAATACTTTGATTTCACTCTCCTTATAATGTTCAAATACAGCTACAAAACAGTCGGACAATGTTTCATAATCCATTACCCAGTGTCTATCCATTATTCTACGATTAGACTACTACCAGGTAAAGAAGTTAAACCACCTGTTTTCTGATTAATATTATCTTCTGCAGGCTTCATGTACTTTTCAAAGTCGTAAGTATCTGCATTTACTGCAAATTGTTTTACAAACTCTTTAGTTGAATCAAGACCGGTAATAACAATCTCATGGAATGTTTCTACTAGACGTCTTTCTTCTTTGTAAGCTTGACCACTATTACGCTTCATAAGTTTTAATTCTTGAGGATCTCCATTATCATCAAGCTTAGGTAGCATCTTATAAGTTTGCTTCTTTTCTTTAGAGATAGCAATCAAAGTACCACCTGTTGGTTCAAAGATTACTTCTACCCATGGGCACTCACTGTATAGTGGTACAAGAGCAAAAGTTTTGTAAGGACCCATATATGAGTCTACTAACATCATGTTTTGTGGAGCTGTCCAGTTTCCTGGTAGCTCATACTTTGGTGTTTCTTCTGACATTGATTTTAAATTTTAGAGTTAAGTTGTAAAGTTAGCGTTTCTTTTTTAAGATCTGGTTTATCACATAGTTCTATTGCTTGTTCTAAAGCCCTTTCACTAACACCCAGTATCTTAGAGTACTCATCATAGTATATTTCAGGATATAAGTAGCTCTCTATGTACTCTGTCACAGTATCTCCTTGAGAAAAGAAGTCAAGGATTTTCTGTTTAAAGTCTTCTGAGAACCTAGAATATCTACCATCTAGAAAGTGCAGGAAGTTTCTTTCCATCTTTGCAAATGAAAACACTATGTAGATATAGTCATCATTTTCTAACTCATCAAAGTATAGATCATGATCTCTAAGTTTCATAATATGTTTTTCAAATGCACTACTATCAAACCTGGCATACTCACACACTAGTGCGCAAGTAGCAGGATGAATGTAATTCTTAATAGATATATAGGTTTCTGTAGGCCTATACCTTATACCTCTTTTAAATCCTAATTGAGGATATAAAAAGAAACTACTCTTTTGTACATACTTAGGAAATATTTTATCTATCATAGCATTATACGATCAGGTTTACAAAAATCATAAGGCACATCATATCTTACATTTTCTATGTGATATGTGGCTTTACTGTAAGCTTCATCAAATCTCTTTAACCATTCAGCTATAGTATCTTTTGAAACTCCAAAGTTGTAAACCTGTTCATACTTGTCTATGACCCAGAAGCTGTAAGATATTTTATCTATAGATATGTTATGGATTCTGCTTACTAAGGTAATATAAATTGCAGACTGCAACCAGTAGTTATAAAACTCTATTGTATCTGGAAAGTCACTGATAGTTTTACCAGTTGTCTTTACATCAATTACCTCAGCATTACCAAACTCATCTATAACAAGTCTATCTATAATACCTTTAAGCCCAAACATTCCTTGGTATTCTTTAAGTTCCACAGGAATCTCATTCATTACCTTGTATCCATCAGAAGATGTAAGTTCAAGATGTGCTGCAATAGTAGGTTCATCTCTCATAACCTGAGCATATGCTTTACATCTTTCCACCATGTCTTCATCTACAAGATCTTTACCTTGTCTATTAAACAGGAATGTAAAATAGTTCTGGTTATCTTCTGTGCAGATTTTTTCAAGACGTTTCTCATCTTCTTTAAATGATTGATACAAGTTCTGAGATTGTAACTCACTGAGTATCAAGTCATGATGGTCTTCTAGGTTAGAAGAACCACCATTAACTTGAGCGTGTAGCGAGTGTAAAATCTTCAGTACGTTACTTGTTGGTACCTTACCGGGTGCTACAGTAAAGAGATTTTCAAACTCTTCTGGTTGTAGTATGAAGCAGTGTACCAACTTACCTTCTACAAGATAGGATTCAATCTTCTCTTCTCTCTCATTTAATATGTAGTGAGAGTAAAACAGTTTAGGACTGAACAACATCTTGTTTATAGAGCTATAGCTGAGATCTAATTTCATCGTATTCTTTTGGTAAATTAATGGAGTCAATTGTAAAACTAAAGAACTGGTTACTTATATAGTATGTATTATTTAAGTCTTTAGCTTTGTCTTCTAAGAATTCTTTAAGCCCTGCAGATGTAAGCTTACTCTTTTCAAACAGCTTTTTAATTAATGTTGCATGAGAAGAAGTACTATGTCTGTAGTCTTTATAAAGAGCCTTGATAGCTTTAAATGACGCTCCATTGTAAGCCTTAGAATATCTCAACCAGTCTATGTGCTTGAATAACAGGAACATAAGTAAATCTTCATTATCACTCCAGCTAAAGTTTGATAGCAGTGTTGCACCTATTTCTCTATCCGGTTCACTAGTAGATGTAAGCATCTGTTGGATACGGATAAAGTCTTCATAGGTTGCTTTGTTATCATCATTAATTAGACTGATAAAAGCATCTTCAGTAAATACTTTGTTACGGCTTTTCCATAGAGACTGCAGCTCAGTATTATTTTCTTCAGTGATATAAGAAAGAATATTCTTATCTGGTGAATCTAAAAACTGTCTGTACTCATGCTCTATAGGATTATTTGTATCTAAGAAATAATCTATATTACTTCCATGGCTTAAAGCAATAACTGTATCTTTTTCATCACTGAATGTTTCAATTGAATTTCTCCAATCCATGATGGTTGCTTTTGCAGGCCTCCAATAAGAAGATGAATTTGCATTAAGGATATCCCAGTTGTTAAGTACATAGTCATAGATTTCAAGAAGCTTTGCTCTATTATACTTAGATACTCTAGCATAATGGTCAAACATAAATAGATTTTCTATGTGCTTAGTGCTTAAGACAAGCTTGTCCGCCGTATCTTTCTTTCTGGTTTGAGTAATATTAAAGCGGTCTTTAGCTTTATTTACTAAATCTCTGGTTACCAAAGACTTAGGATATACATATACGCTATCTAAATAGTTGAGCTTTGTTTTAGCTTTATTCATTCCTGAATACAAGTTCTCTAAAACTTTTTCTCTTCCTTTATTACTACCGTATATGTATATTCCTGAGTCTAAGTACACCATTCTAATTTTTTGCATAGTGGTGTTCTTTTAAAAGTTGTTTGTATTTATCTTTCATTTCAAACTTAACAGACCAGATACCTGGGTTATGCATTACATAAACTCTTCTTTGCAAATCTTTATAGGTGTAAGCAAAGATCTCTGGGGTAAGGGTACTCTTCTTTTCACAGTGTTGGAAGAACTCTGTTTCATTAAGATGACCATATACTTCATACACATCTGTAATGAATTCTCTTACAGCCTTCATTCTTCTGTTTAAGTACCACACTCTACCTCCAGAATGGAGCTCTCTACAAAACCTCCAAGTAAGTAACTCTGAAGCTTTATAGTCAAATGTTCCAAGCATGTGGTTAGCAAGCTTAGTATCCTCATCATTACTTGAGCTAATCATTCTACATACAGATTTAATATTGTCTTCAGTTAATTCTGTAATAGAACCTGTTGCTATACCCAAGTCATAAGGAGTGACAAGCTTGTTAGGATAAGCAGTAGCTGCTGCTATTGCAACTAATACATTATCATCAAATACATTTTTAGAACCATAGTTCCAATGGGAGCTTTCACTGACATGATCTTCTTTCATTAAAGCCTCATGTACATTATTCCAGTTAGTATGTGGAGAATCTCCAGTTACAAGGACATTACCGCTGATATCTCTAATTATAATGGCATTCTCAAAGTATACTCTAGAATCGTATACACTATTGTCTACTACAATGTGATCAGCTCTGTCTGCATCTTTAGTAATTTTACCACCTGCCATCTGGATATAGGCTTTGATGTTAGAGTAAGGCGTTTTAGTATTACTAATAATAAAGTATCTATCCTTTGCTTTGTAAGTAAAAGTTTTAGAAGGGATATCTACCTTACTTTTAATAATTTCTGCAACACCATATCTAGTTCTCTTTAGTGATACTTCAGGACTATAATAACTTCCTTCAGTTGTAAAGTGTTTGAAAACTTTGGGGTTAGCTATTGCCAACCCCTCAGTTAATAAATCTTGAAACGTTTTCATTATTCAGTTATCATTTTAGAAATTTCTGGATTCATCACAAGCTTCTGGAACTTAGTACGGTTACCATTAATAATAGTACGTGCAATCATGTACTTGTTATCCATAGTAAAGTACTCAGAAGTCAAAAGCATAGTCAATCTATCAATCAAGTTCTTGTCTACAGTGTTAGACTTAGAGTATAACAATGCATAGTTTGCAAGACGTGTTGATAGAATAGATGTAATTGCCGCAGATAGTTCACCATCACTGTCTTTAACAGAGCTAGATAGTTTAGACTTCATAGTCTTCTCCTCAGCAGTTAGCATCTCTTTTGGGTGGATGAGTTTATCCAGGTTATTATGTATAAACGTAGTGAACGTAGTAGAGAATGCCTCTCCTACAGAACCTTCACCAATCATCTGTACCATAGGTAGATTCTTAGCAAAGTCATCAAAGCTTGAGATAGCGTTGAAGAATGTAGTAATAGATCTTGCATTACATTCTGGTGTTACCATTTCTGGATAACGCAGCATGAAGTTAATACAACGAGAATCTACACCTGCTTCTTCTGCCCACTCAGCCCATGTGTCTACATTAAAGTCTAGATTAGCAGAGATGAAACGTGTCTTCTGTGCTGCATCAATAGAGTTAACCATGTAGTTACCATCATCTGGGTTAGCTGTTAGAACAATGTGCCAGTCTTGTGGTAGTGACCAAGAGATGTAAGTCTGACGGTCAACCAATTCCATAACTGCCTGAATAAATCTAGGGTCTGCACGGTTCCAGTCATCTAATAAAAGAATACCACCATTGGTCTTACCTGCAATCCATTCTGGTGGTAAGTAAGCAGTACGCTTTTTCTTAGTCATTTGCCAACCATTGTTAAGGAAGATCTTAACTGCCTCAGCATCTACCCATTGTCCTACTTTTTTAGAAGAACCTGTAGAAGCACTACTGATAGCATCTGCAGCATTAACTGAAGAGAAATTAAGTGTCTCACCCTGTTTTACTTTAACTTCTTTGATCATGTAGTATTCTTTAGTAGAGAAACCTACAAGGTCACCTAGCTCCTCAATCTGTGCAAGATTAAGTTTTACTAGATCTAAGTTGTGTTGTTCTGCAATTTGATAGATACTGGTAGTTTTACCAATACCTGATTCACCAATAACTTCAACAGCTACAGGATTCTTGCCCTCAGCCTGTAGTTGTCTGTTAGAGGTGATGATGTGGTCCATAAAGGACTTCAGTTCATTTGTGTTTAGAGTTACTTGTGCCATGTTTTCTTTTAATTTAATTTGATTTTGTAACCTGGTAAGCGGTCATTAATTGTTGATATTGATGAATGACACCACAGAGTCCTTTTAGGACAGTTATCTGGGGCACCTGCTTCACCATCTGTTAGATAAATGAGTGTAGTATACTTTCTTCTGTTCTCATTATAATAATCAATCACAGGTTGGAAGGATGTACCTCCTCTCCCATGTACTTTAAAATCCTTTTTAGGATTAAAGGGTTCAACACTTTGAATTCTTGTATCACACTGAATGATATCTACATAACTACCAGTCTTATTGATGTGATGAATTTCATTAAGGAATTCCTTAACTTCAGCATCACTTACAGATCCGGATGTGTCAATAGCAACTAACACACTGTTTCTATATTTAATCTTAAGACCTGGGTTATCAGGATATCTTTTGTTAGGTTTACGTCTAAGAATTCTTGTATAAGATTTAATAGATGCACCAACAAATCTTCTGAGATAACCTTTCCAATCAAACTTTGCAGGTTCAACATATCTCAGTCTTTCAATAAGACCAGATAGTTCTCCTGGTATATTACCAGAAGACTTTTCCATTTCCTCTGCAATAGATACTAGCTGATGTTCTACTTGCTTTTCAATAAGTTTTTTTTCAGCTTCACTTAGATTAGAGAACTCTCCCCAATTGTGGTCAGGATCACCTCCATTATTAAGCATGTCTTGTAATGATTGAGATCCATCTTCTCCTTTTTCTTGTTCTTCCTGTAAAAGTTTGTAGTACTCTTTAGTACCAGCCTTTGCAGGTAGATTCATATCAGGGAAAGAGGCCATGGTTATACCACCTTGTGGTAACCATGAGGGTGCAATGTGCTGATTAATTTCTAGATCTGCGGCTATATTAAATAGCTTCTTATCTGCAAAAGAATCTGCCATTGTTAAGTGTCCTAAAGCAATATGAAGTAGCTCATGCTTAATCAAACCTTTTCTATGTAAGTCACTAAGACTCTCAAAGAAATCTGGATTAACCATTAGCTTAACTCCAATACCATCTTTAGCAACACCAGCTGTAGGTAAGTCACTGCTGAAGGATCTGTTTAGACTTGACATAAAATGCCCATAGTAGGGCTCATCAAATAACAAATCCTTACTTACGCGTGACAGCATTTTCATGTCTGCCATAGTATGTAATTAAAGTAATTAGTCTAGTATACGAATGTATACGCCTGGGTTTTCCTTATCATAACTGTAGGGTTTAAAATAAGGAATCATAATGGTACAGTTATCATCTTCTAGCCAACCATGATGTACCATTTCATCTTGGATTGTTTGTGCCGGATTGATATAATCAAACTTGTGTCTGCTACCCCGGATAAATTCCATCTCTATTTTTAGAGGTAGTTCTTTATCCTTTATAGCATCTACAAAGTCATCTTTATATTTCTTCCACAAAGGTTTAGTTAGAGCCTTCCATTTCTGTACCGTTTTACTTACAACAAAGTATTTACCAGTCCATTGACGGCTGTTCTTTGAGGAAGGTACATTATATGGAATGAAGAACTCTTTCATTATGTCAAAGATAAAGCTTTCCTTAGAATAGGTGTAAGCTTATTTCTAACTTCTTCTAAACCATTGATAGCAACACTATCAGATATGTCTTTAAACATAGGTAGAAACGCTGCAGGAATGCCATACTCATCAGTATACTTCTGTGCAGAATTTTTACCAGCATTATCATTATCAAATAAAGTAACTACGCCTTGGTATCTACTTAAGAATGTCTCTATGTACATGGGCTTTATCATAGTGTTTTCACTATCTGGTGCAACAACTTCTATGTTATTGTACTTAAGCTCTGTTATACACATGGCATCCTTTAGAGATGAGCATATTACTAAATAAGGTTTCTGATATGTCAATTGATCAAGACCTTGTAAGTAATCAGCAAGCTTCATAAACTTGTACTTCTTATTTAAAGGTTGGTAAATCTTATAGAGTTCACCATCTTTATTAAAGTATCCATACATGTTTGAATTACTGATTGTAGAATAACGTTTATTGTCCCCCATGTTTGTGACAATAGTTACAGAATTGAGGGGTCTAACATTAAACTTGTTCAGAGTATAGCTGCTGATGTGATATAAGTCTGACCAGTATTCTTCATCAAGTTTATTCCAGGGCCGGGTTTCATACTTATCAATGTCTACAGAAGAGCTTTCCGTGTATTCTTTATTAATCCCTGCGCTACCATTCTTGGTAACATAGGTATTATAATCACGCATTATAGTTCTTACTGCTTCACTAACAGATACACCTTTTTCTTTAGCTAACAGATCTATACCACTACCTTGGTTATTAGTTGAGAAACATTTAAATCTGTAATCATTTATGTCTTCCTTGTAATAGAAATACATAGACGGAGTTCTTTCCGTAGGATTAAAGAAGGATGTAACGCAAACTCTTTGACCATTTAAAGGTTCTGGTAAGCTCCAATAGTACTGAAAGATCCAAGCTGAAGGAATCTTTTTGATGTCATCTACTATGTTCTTGGTACTTATCATCTTGCATGAGTAAACTTATAAAAAATTATTACATAAAAAAAGGGGACCACTTGGGCCCCCTTTAATTACATAACTCTAATTACAAATTAAACCCACTGTCAGCAGATTTATCACCACCAAAGTTAGAAACACTTTGAGACTCTTGTGCTTTCTCTGCAGCAAGATCTTTGGCTTTCTGAGTTACATATATGTCTTTGCTTTCATCATATGCAAATAACTCATCCGGGTTAGTACTGAATGACTTACCCTTTCTACCTTTAGGTGAAGCTAAATCTAGATAATAGTTATAGTATCCATTCTTAGCAGACTTCTTGCCACCAACAACCATATGCATATATTCATCATCACAAATGATTGGTTTAGCAGAGGCAACAAATTGTTCAATTGTCTCAGCTTCAATAAGATCAATCTCATTTTCCACACCCTTTGCTTTAGCCAAAGCTTTAAGCACGCGTAAGATAGATGTATCTCTATGAATAACTGTACCATCTTGTAATGTACGAGTAGAGAAACCATAAGGATTCAAAGAGACAATACCAATTTGACCTTTTGCCAATGGGCTATTAGGATCATCATTGTAAAGTCTCCATGCTTGTAGTCCTTCAATAGGTTCAGTTTCTACACGGATATTAACTGATAGTTTATCAGGAGCATTTTGATCATGATATCCTGGTGTTTCAGAATACAAATCATAAATCTTCACTTTGTGTACACCAGGTCTAACTAGTGGTCCTACATTGTTACTTCCTTCTCCTACTGTAATGTCTTTTGTACTTAACATTTTCTTTCTGGTTTTAATTATTCTTCTTCATTTTCGTATCTGATGATACATTCTTTAACATAGGCTAGATCATTTGGGATCTCTGCATCAAACATACCTTCAGGGGATTTACACGTATTTTCACCGTTGTTTTGGGTTTCAAATATGTGCTCTACACCTTCTTTAGTACGCTTAACTTTAGAGAATAAGACCATTGAGAACAAACCTTCTAATGTTAAGGCGTTGTCAATCATCTTACCAATAGTCTTAGCTTTAATTTTTCTACGCCCATCCATGTCTACAGATTCTTCAGCATGAGATAGGAATACTACAAAGATATCATCTGGTAGTTCCGTTACTGTAAACTTAATAATGTCATAGATCTGTTTAGCAAGCTTTACAAACTTGTCATAACCTTTTACATCAGCGTTATTCATGTACTCAAATGCCATGAGATACTGAAAGTCATCAATGATGATGTTCTTGATGTTAGGTTTTGCTTCAAGTAGTTGTGTTACACTTTTTGCTAAACCAAGAGGAGTGTTCTGTTTACTCATGTTCATACTCTCACCCTCATACTGGTATTTCTTTTTCCAGCCTCTGAAGGGTAAGGGCTTGTTTGCAACATTGTAAATGAATGTTTCCTCTGCAGGTAGAGTTCTGATTGCAGTAGACTTACCACTACCAGACTCACCAATTACTAAAACTGCTTGTGCCATTAGCCATTGTTTTCTTTGTTAATAAACTCATTGATACCTGGGATACTACTTACCGGCTTTCTATGTGTAATAGCATAGAGATCTCTAGCAGTTAGTTTTAACAGGCTTGTGTCAATACCATCTTCCTCAATAGCAGATAAGTCAAATCCTTGTTGAGGTTTCTCAAATGCTGTTGCTTGATCAATAGGTTCATGCTTAGGTTTAACTCCTGAGATAGGGCTCATGTCAAACAAAGGAAGTTCCTCTTGTTTGTTAAAGCTCTGCCAGAAATCTAAGCCTTCACCTACTACAGTAAATTCTTCAAAAGGTACAGCGTACTTATAGAAAGTACCTGATTGTGAGTTGACTACAATCTTTTCATAACCTTCTGAAAGATCATCCCAATATGGGTTAAAGGTCCACTTATATAGCTTATAGTTTTCCTTAGAGAGTCTATCATAGTTTCTCCAGTCAACGTTCTCTACATAAACATGTCCTATCTTTCCAATGGTGCTTAATTCATTTTCAAAGAAGCTACATGCTAAATAGGTGTTACCTTCTGTGCCTTCATGCCTAATAGATTTAGGTACGTAATAGGGGTTATCTTCTCCAATACTATCAAAGTAAGGATGGAATAACTTCCTAAGCTCTTTTCTTTTTTCTGCTCTTTCTTCTTTCGTCATAGCTTATTAATTATCATTACTTAATGGGGGGTTTTGAATTATGGGTTTATCAATTTCTACAAACTCAAAGTTTTCATAGTTAGCTTCCATATGTATAATACCTTGCTGACCTTCTCTACTCTTTACCAAATGTGCACCAATATAGTTAGCATGAGGTACGGGTATTTTATGTACACCATACTCTGTTATACCATATTCTGCAGGTCTGTTTAGAAGTAATACACTATCAGCATGTTGTAGCAAAGCATCTGCACCAAAGAGATCTGATGTCTTTGGAAAGTTGTCTGCTCTACCATTTACCATACGGTGGCTCTCTAAAATGTTTCTGTTTAACTGAGACAGGGTAAAGAATATTACTTCATTATTCTTTCTAATGTCTGTAACCATTGCACCATATTCTTCAAGCATAGACTTTTGATCTTGTCCTTTAGCTCTTTTAATAATGATACTGTGGTCAACAGCAATAATAAATTTTGTCTTACCTGATTTGTTAAACTGTTTGATATAATCATTAATGACTTTATACATCTGGGTTACCGTAGGCTGTTGGTCTATGATATCCCAAGGTGTATTCTTTGCAGAATCAGTAATGATATTAATCTTCTTTAGAGTTGCTTTGTCAATACTACTACCCTCTGCACTAAGCAGGTGGTCTTTAGTACACTTAAGAATTGATTTAAAGTTTCTAATACCTGTAGCTCTGAGTGGCATCTCTAAGTTAAAGTCAAGTACCCTGATGTCTTGACCTGGGTTTAGTTCCCAAGCAGACTTAAGTATCTGATCCTTAATCAAAGTTTTACCTACACCAGATCTAGCTCCAATAACAAAGTTGTGTTGCCAAGGTATACCATCTACACCAGCCTTATTTAATTTAGAAAAAGGCGTCTTAAGTGATGGGGCTCTCCCCTCTTTTCTTCTTATAATGTAGTCTTCAGCTTCTTGTAACGCTTGATATAAACTTTTAAATTGCATATTAGAGTTCTTTAAATCTGTGATCTACTACATTGTTAGTTTGAATAACTGGGTTATCCAAAACGTCTTGACAGTAATCTGCAAGCTTACTTTCATTACCTTTTAATATTAAATATCTCAGTTCTCTGAGGTACTTACCATTATCAGTACTGTTTATTTGCTCATCCAGATACCGGGTTATAGCTTCTACTACAGTTGTATAACTATAGTTGTAAGCCATAAAGAATCTTATAAGCCTATCCTTTACATCTTTTTTGTTGGATCTAATAGATCTTCCCTGTGGTGTTTTCTTAGGATATACTTCTTGTAACTTGTTTACTAGGGTGTTTAACGTGTTTTCATCATACTCTTTTTCTTTTATATCATTATTAAATAGTGAAGATGTAAACTTCACCATATTCTTTGTCTTGTTAGTAGGGATCCACTTACCATCTTTACGGCTAAGAAAGCCTTGGTTATAAAGATGATCATAGTCTACATTATATCCTTCACCAATACTAACGTTTTGCGTTAGTACATACAGTGCTGCATATTCTGTAGGTGTAATTCCTTTTTGGTTGAGGTAACTAAGGAATTTAATTTGACTCATATCATGCCGGTTTTGATTAGTAGTTGTTTATTTACATTCTGATATCTTTCATTAATAATATTGAACTGCTCTACATGAAACTTAACTCTCTTTCTTAGAGCAGCATTGTCATCTCTAAGATGATTAAGCTCATGCTCTAGCTTGGCAATGTGTTTACGATACACTCTTACTACGGCATGATAGTTCATTTCATTAGGATCAATATCAATGTCATTGAAATTACGCAGGTCATAATCATCTAGGGCATCCTTTACAAGTTTTTCTATATTGTTATACACAACCTTATAAAGTCTGTCGTACTGTATATCTTGCTTATGTCTTTTCATAGCGTTTAATACAGTAGCGTGGTCCTTACCAAATATTCTACCTACTGCAGCTAAAGAAAGATTTCCATGATTTCTCATAGCAGTCATTGCCGCTTGTCTATATCTAACGTTAGATCTTTCTCTGGTATCTGTGAGGTTATTATCCATGTAAATATTTAACCATAAGTCTTTCAGCACCTTAACCTCAGTGGGGATTTGCAGGTTTATCTTGTGATTATTTTTTCGCATTTTAAATTTGGTTTTAATTGGAATAAACTTTGATAGGTTGTATATTATATATGAGAGAGTTACTCTCCACCTATGTTGTTTTGTGTACAGGATAGCCTGTAAATATAATATATTAAGAGAATGAGTACAAATGATTCTCCTGTTATTGATCAAGTAAAGGCTTGGCTTTTACCTGGTGTAGTAGGTCTAGGGTTTATGATGTTTCAGTCTAATCTCACAGAGATGAAAGCTGACATCAAGGAGCTCTTGGCTCAATCAGAAAGAGATCAAGTTAAGATTGAGTATCTTGAACAAGAAGTACAGTTGCTCCGTGAGAAATTAGAAGATATAACTCACAATTCTCCATCAAAAGACCAACACGATGAGATTCCTCAAACATACGCCATCCTCCCTAGCAAAGAAGATCTTAATATTCTTGCTTCTGTCAATCATCCTACCGGCGTGTAATCCAGTAAAACAAGTTCTTAAAGACAAAAACAAGTTAGATATTGTAGCTATTGAAGTTATACGTCAAGGCTATTGTATCAATGATACTGTTGTAGAAACAAGAGTAGATACTCTTTATCAATCTGACTCATCTGCTATCAATTCTATTACTTTATATAAAGAAATTGACACAATCTTTACAGATGGTACTACCTTACGTATAGATTCTTCAGGAATCTTATCAGTAGGTTGTCCTGTTAAGGTTCAATATAAGACTGTCACAAAAACAGAAACAATTCGTGACAAAGCTCTTGAGAACATCCTTAAGAAAGACATTGCTAAACTTGACAGTATTAAGCAAGACTTAGAATTTACTGTAAGAGAGCGTAATATCTTAATTGAGGAGACTCAGCAACAACTTGAAAAGTCTGAACGCAAGTTTAAACTATTCTTGTTTGCTTTGTTTGCTGTGGTTGCAGCAGGTGCCTACCTTAAAGTAAGAAAGATCCTACCGTTTTAAAAGATAAGAGAGGGTTGCCCCTCTCCTACCAATTAATACTTGGCAACTCCTGTGAAGCCAAGATTTCATTCACTCTGTTAAAGCAATTATTACAATCCCACTCATGCTTAGCTGCATAAGCAGCACTTGCAGGGTGACTTGCTTTTACTACATTACCGTTATCTATTAGATCTTCCCACTGTTCAGCCTTTTTACCTAGTAATAAGTAAGTTAGATCAGGCTTATTTAAAGATAATTCATTAAATAAGTGGGACATAAAGTACTTCCAGTAGTCCTGATGAGTACCCGGTTTACCTATTCTAGTAGTAAGAGCAGTGTTAAGTAATAGTACACCTTGGTCTGCTAAGTATTGTAGATCTTGTACACTGGGTTGTGCATTTTCTACAGTGCTTTGTATAGCAGAGTGTATATATTGCAATGACTTTTCTGTTCTACCCATTCTACTACAAGAGAATGCGAGTCCATCTGCAACATGCATTTGAGGATAGGGATCTTGTCCCACTATAACAACTTTTACATTATCATAGTGACACTCCTCAAAGGCTCTGAATACATATTTAAATGTAGGTGTAAACCTGTGACCGTTATGGACCTCTTCTTGAAGTTTATCAAGTAGATCTGTAAAGTCATTAGATTTAATAAACATTCTAAGTACTGTATTCCAACCAGTTGGTTCTAACTTTTTGTAAATTTTATCAGCAAACTCCCGTGAGTTTACTATATTAGCTGTAACATTACTCATACGCTATGATTGTTAATACTATTAAAGAAGAAGATATCATTGATATCAGAGTTAACGGTAGCTTTTATGCCCGCATTCAAGCTCTTATGTTTTATCTACTTGAAGATAAAGAACCTCAGTATATTACTGAAGTCTTTGAGAAGATTAAGAACAACACTATTGATGATGCTTATGTAGCTCATTTACAGACTGTTGTAGTCTTAATGCGTGAGATTGAAGAGCAGGCTAAGAAACAAGATAAGATTACTGAGAAGGATATTGAGGAATCTAACGAAGATTAATTCCTGTAAAATCTCCTATCTCTATACATGCTTGTATAGCCAGATTTAATTCATCCTTACTACAATCTGCAAAAGATTTAAGAGAGCCAGGTCCTGAATAGAGCCCGGCTTTCTTTTTTACTTCTGATTTCATTTCTTCAAAGGTGTTACCTGTGAAGTTGCAGATGTCTCTAATAGACTTATGAACCTTAGCCAGTTGGGTATTAGTACCCTTACCAGTTGCATCTGTGCTCATAAATATATCAGCTTGACTACCTTCAGGAAGATTTGCTATGAAATCATTATAGCTCTTTTGTTCTATATCACTTCTAAACAATAGCTTACCATCCTTTTTAATTAGAGTTACTTGGATATTATTCATAGTCCCGGTATTCAAATTTTAGATGATCATAATATTTAATCTTAGCTGAGTCAAAAGACTTGAGTGCACTACGCACCCACTGCTCATCTACAGTATTTTCATACATTAAGATATGGCAGGTGGCTTTATCATCAGGGTTAAGACGTAATAATCTACCAATACGCTGAGCACTCTTAGTTTCATTACCATATGCATGCATAATAATACCAGACTTTAGATGAGGTACACTTACTCCTTCATTAAGTTGTAGTACACAGCTTAACTTATCTATTGTTCCGTTCTTAAACAGTTGCAAGTTGTCTTCACTATCTGAGTTACCGGAATGGTAACTATGCTGACATAATCTATCAGCTTGTGCTTGAGTATTAGCAAAGATGATACACTTATTATTGATCTGTTGAGACAATATTTTAGCATATCTTTCTTTAGTAGGAAAATCCATCATGGCTTTCATTCTCTGTACAGAGGTTATGGCTTTTGCTTTACCAGGCTGAGCATCAGTAACTCTACGAGTCCAGAACTCATATTGTTGTAACTCACTGGTTTTAAACTTTCTACCATCTTTAGTCTCCTTCCAATAATTTCTTTCCTTACTGAGTGGCATAGTGTGAATGATGATCTGGTAATCATTTAGAATATTATTCTCAGTAGCATCATCAACTCCAAACTTGTACATTACAGGACAGTACTTACTTACAAGTTCATACTTTTCACTGCCTCTTCTTACTGGTGGTGTACCGGTTAGACCAAGTATTCCACCCTGATGAGACATTAAAAAGAAATCATGATTGTATTTAAGGCTGTGGCACTCATCTAAATAGATGTACGTATAAGCCTCTTTATCATGCTTTGTAAGGGATAAGTAGGTTGTAAAGGTGATATGCTCTAAGAGGTGCTCTAAATTGAATTTAACAGCATCATCTTTCCATGACTGGTGTATTGATAGCTTTGGTGCCACTACTAAGAACTTATCTTCTTTAGAGGTGGCGGCGGCAGCCATGTGTTTCAATCCTATGAGAGTCTTACCAACTCCCATAGATATTGCAAGAGTACAACGGGAATTATTAAGAGCTACTTCTAGGGCTTCTTTTTGTATTTGATCCCGTGTCTTTTTCATTTAGCTTTTTCTTTAAAGTAAGATTACCGTGTGGATTTAATGTCACACTTGGGTTAGTATTCAAAAATTTATTCAGGGTAATAGGTTTCAAATTGATCCAAGTGATTACTGATTTAGTTTCACCATCAATTGTTAGCTTATCATTTAAAGCATACTTAATTCTATCATCCGTTCTGAACATGTTTATTTTCTTTTTAGTCCACGCTCAAGTAGTTCCTCACTGGATAACTTGTCGTGAATAAGGTTATGGCAATTTCTACATACTGTTTTCCAGGTAGAAGTGATGAGATAATATTTCTCTCTATCATTTCCAAAGTATGTATGGTGGATATCTGTACCTATCTTAGTACATCCTGGCAGAGTGGCTTCACAAAATGGTTTCTGTAATAGAAAGTCTTTACGCAACTTACTATATACTCTATCCTGTGAAGCTTTTTTAACTGATACTGGATTTAGTTTAGGAGCATCAGGGTCTTTAGCTTTCACTTTACCCCAGCATGATCTACAAAATAGGTCACGCCCCTCTCTTTTCCAGATGAATTGTTCTGTATCACAACCAGAACAAAGCTTCTTTCTTTTTTGCATTAGAATAACGGTTCATCATCTTCCTCTTCTTCAACAGGTGAGTCTGGAAGATTCATTGGGTTTTCTACTATCTTCTTGATTTCATCCAACATATCTGGATAGGTGTCTGTAATAATTTCAAACACTGGGCTTAGTACCTCATTAATTTGTTTAAGCATTTCAACATGCTTATTATTTTTTAGGTCTTGCAGGGTTGGTTTAGTTTCTACACCTTCCTTGTTGAGCTCCTTAATAGACTCGTATACTTCATCATGCACTTCTATGTATCTGATGTGTCTTAGATATAAGAATACAAGTTGTTCTGGAGATAAGTTGTTAAGATTCATATGCTTAGATTAAGAGACTAAGATAAGAAAAATATGGGGAGGTGTTACCCTCCCCTATATTCTTACATTTCAAAGTCAGTATCTAAGTCTAGATCTTCTTCAACTTCATTGATAACTTCTTCTACTTCAACTTCCTCAGTTAAAGTGTTATCTACTTTTGATTCTACTTCTTCCTCTACTTCATTAGTAGTTTCTGTTTCAGCTTCAAAAGCTTCAGATAAATCTGCAGGTCCAACTACAGGACGTACACTATTACCTGCTAGTGCAGCTACAATTTCTTCTTTATTGTCATGTGCAATAAGAGTATCTTCCATTGTACCAGACCCATCATATACTACACGAGAGTAAATAGGTTGACCTTTTAAGGTACATACCACACCACTATCACCTGCTACTTTAGGTTGGCTGTAAGAATCAAATGGTTCAAGAGATTCTTGGCGTACCAATTTACCAGGGAGTGTATGACCTGCATTCATACCAGAGTTTTGCAACTCATTTAGTTTACCTTTTAAAAGGAAATAACGGTTTTCAGATTGCAACCAACCATCTTGGTTAAACTTGCTTAGTGTTTGTCCTACACGGATATATCCGTATTCAGGGTTGTTAGGATTTACATTAATAGCAGATCCATTGTTGCTTTCAATTACAGTTACCTTGTTCATAATAATTAAATTGATTGTTGTTAAAAAAAGAAACCCCGGCTTATGCCAGGGTTATGAGTTAAATGTCATCACGTATAAAATCCTCATCAGATAATTTATCATCCAGATTAATGTCTGGTAGTTCTGATTCTACATCAGGATCATCAGCCATGTCATCATATGCCATATACTTACCATCTAATGCAGAACCATGAAAAGGATTCTCTAAAGTATTACCTAAGTCTAAGCGTACAATCTCTCCCAGTTCCTCATCACTTAATGAAAGGTACTGTTCTACAGAAAGTTCTATTACTTTACCACTAGGTAATTGGTATAACATTTTACAGGAGTTTAAACAAAAATAAACGGATTGTTTATTCTTGCAACCCCTGTTAAATATTACACATCAGAGTATAGCTAAGCCTCTAAAATCTTTCTAAGGTCAGGCTTAAAATAAAGAGGGCCTTTCATAACCTTACCATCTTCACGGTATATAGGTTTACCATCAGCCCCAAGTTTACTCATATTACTAGAATGTACTTCATCAAAAAGAGCTTCCATTTTATCATCTAGGTTATGCTTGGTTACAAAACCAAATGCAATGTATAGAATATCAGTAATAGCATCAGCAATTTCAACAGTATCATTGTCTTTTGCTGCTACTACATACTCTTCTAGCTCTTCTAATAGAAGATTAAACTTTGTAATTTCTGATTGGCTTTCAGGATTAATTCCAAAAGCATTTTCAAATTCTCTTATTTGTTCTATTTGTTTTTTCATGCGTCCCAATAAATAAAGATTTGATCATCACGGGTTTGTTCTGGACTAGTTTCTACAATACTAAATGCAATCTTAGGTTGCCAACTGCGTTCACCATCATAGTCATAGTCAAAGATAGTACATAGTTCAAACTTCATGTTGCCAATATGAAATGGAAACTTAGATTTTATAGCCTCTCTTTGTCTATCACCTAAGAACGCTTGCTGTCTAATAGGTATTGTAAAACAATCTTGTTGTATACCGGTGATGTCACTTGCTAAAGTAGCAACATCAAATACGTGATCATGTTCATCTTCTTTATTTCTAGATACAATATCAACAGTATCTTCTAAAACATCTTTAAGATGATCATGGAATTTAGCAAACACATTACGGTTGAGTACAATCATTCTTTCTGCACTACCATATCTAGACCATGGGGTCATTCTCATATATTTCATCTAATGTAAGGTTGGTTAACTTTTCAAATCCTCTACCCAATTTCATCATTACTTGCTCTGCCTCACCATCTAACATGTATTGGTTAGGCATAGAGAGAAACTTTTCTAACTTCTTCTCCAAGTTGTTAGTTAAGTTCCTCACATCTTGCTTGTAATAAGGGCTACTTTTAATATCATCTAATGATTCCAAAAACAATTGGGCCATTAGTACACAGCGGGTTACTTTTAAATGGTGTTCTTTAGATCTACTTTCCATGGTTGTCCGGATTTTTGCCCATCTGCCATATTAAGTATGCAAACCAACCTGCTGTAATAATTCCTACAATACCAATTTCAAGTACCAGTGTCCAGTCAATCTTGCTCAATTCCATAATCTTTTAAATCTTGTAAGCACAAATCTACTATGCTTTGGTTACTTGTCTTCATACCGTTTTAACTTTTCTTTTACTTCTTTAGTACTCTTATACTCTCTTCTGATTATATAAAAGCATATAACACTCAGTAATACAATGTAAATGTATTCCATCAGGCATCTCTTTTACCGGTTAGGTAGATGAATAGTGCACTCACTAGTATAGTAAGTATCACTACCATCCATTTAAACTCTATCATTTCTCTTTGGTGTTAAAGGTTTAAAATAGAGTAAGGTGTGAGGACTTTCTTTATTCCAAACAATGGGTGGTTCTCCTCAAGCGTTTGCAACCGCTCTTTACATATCATACCAACAAGTTTTGCCTTACTCATCTCTCTTTGGTGTTAAAGGTTTCTACTACTGGAGCAAAACTTTGGGATACTTCACCCTTCACCCAAACTGAACCATTAAACTCTTGGTGCATTACTTTAGGTTTCCAAAACTGCCACCAGCGAGGTGAGGATTCAACAACAAATGTTGTTTCTAATCTGTTCCATCCGTTTAAGGATTCTGTTACTTCAAATTTTGTTTTCATTTCTCTTTTGTTTTAAAGGTTTCAAAAGACCCCATTAACTGCGTGTACTTTGCAGAACCTATGCGCCTTGTTCTTATGGGTAAGGGGTGGGGTCATCTCTTAATTATTTATTAAAGGTATCTCCAATCTTGTTTGTCTATGTTCTCAAAGTACAAATCAACATCTTTTTTGATGTCATCAAGTCTTGATTTAAACTCTTCTGCACCTAACTCATTTAGAAAGTTCCCTTGCTCACCTCTTGACCTACCAGTCATATACATTAAGCCGTAGCGTACTTTATCCATATAATCTTCCATCACTCTTCTGCTTTATCTGTTGGTACTTCAATAATCTCTACTCCGCATCTATCTGCATTATCCCATATCATAGAATCATCGCAGTTAAGGATGTCAAGAAGGTGTGCTGCTTCTTCTTGTGTTGTCTCTTTTGTGTTGTAAATAATTAGTGTTCTTTTCATTGCTTCTTGTTCGTTTAACTCTGTGATACACTTGTCAAGATACTCCTGACTTGCTGATGGTCTTCCGAACTTTAATTCAGCAAACAATTCTTGTAGCGTGTGTTCCGAAGGATTTGTTAATGGGTTCTTGTGTTCCATTCCTTTTGTTGTGTTAATCTCTGCAACACCATCCTTTGGACCTCTATTCTCAATAAACCCTTTTGAGTTTTCATAATGTGTTTCATTTCCGTATGAATCATATTCTCTCCTATACCAATCTCCATTTGAGTTTTCCCAGTAGATTACATTTCCATTCTTATCTTTGATTTCAAATGGAAACTCTTTGATGTTGAGCTGTTGTGCGATTGTCTTTTTCATTTTATTATTTGTTTTTAAGGTTTCTAATTTCTCAAGCATTGATTCAATCTTCTGCTCAATCATTTGTGGTGTCTCTAAATCCATTGGTAGTGTTGTTCTAATCCATTCCAACAACTCTTGCATTGGTGTTTTCATTTCTCTTTGGTGTTAAAGGTTAATATTTTTCTTCTCTAAAGAAGACAGCCCATATTGCAAATACTAATGCGGCTATTCCTATAATGTGACCCATATTTCTATTTAGTGTTAAAGGTTTTCTCAAAATGTTCTTCTATATTTTTAACATCACCACAAGCAAATGAATATTCAAAAGATTCGGCAAACTCACACATCTGCTCTTTTTCTATTTGTGCGGCTTGATGAAACCATTGTATTTGTTCTTCAATCATTGTTGATGGGTCAAATAGTTTGTCCATTAAAAACCCTACTGCTGTCTGTTTCATTTCTCTTTGGTGTTAAATGCCCTATCAAAATAATCTTCTGTTGACTTATACCCAAAACTTATGAAATATTGTTCAGCAAACTCACACATCTGCTCCTTCTCTTTCTCAAGCATATTCTCTGCATATAAAATACAGATGTTGTAAGCGTCTTTCTCCGCTCCTAATGCTCTGTCTCTGTTGTAGGACATTTGTTCAATCAATTCTTGTATTGGTGTTTTCATTTCTCTTTGGTGTTAAAGGTTTCTTTAAAATAATCATCTGCTGATTTTTGAAAGCAGTTGCGTTGGTAGTCATCAGCAAACTCACACATCACCTCTTTCTCTTTCTCAAGCAATGACTCTGCTAACTCAAGTATTCTTTCGTTGTACATATAAGGTATACTATCATCATCATTGATACGTTGCTTGATTATATCAATCAACTCTTGCATTGGTGTTTTCATTTCTATTTTGTGTTAAAGGTGTCAACTATCTTGTGCAGTTTACTTGACTCGTAATGTTCTATTAAAGACACAAAACCCTATCGTTCTGTATCATCTTTGGTTTCTAATTTCTCAAGCGTGTCCTTCAGTATCACATTCCAAGCCCACTTGTCCTTGTCAGCGTTCCAAAGTTGCTCATACATCTCCAGTAGTATCTCTCTCATTTTTATTTTGCTTTAAAGGTTTGCGCCTATTTTTATATGCTTGCGCCTATTTTTTTGATGGATAAGCTTTTCTTTCCGTGCTTAAATGGTCGTTAATAGTGTAAATTATATGTCTCTGCGTACAAATTGATGGAATTTCCCATCATTATATACTTAAATTGTCATTAATGATGCAAATAAGCACCTTGTTGTTTCTTTAATGAAACATTACCCTCGTTCAATTCTCAAAGGTAATGATTACACTCGTAAGGTTTTACATCTGGGATAGGTGCAGTTGTTATTGAGCGTACAACTCTCACCTTCTCTTTTGATGTGCTTACATTTAAAATATACCATATACTTACCTTTATTCTATTACAACTTATTTTAATTTATACCCTTACTTTGTGACAATTTAAGGCTCATTGTTGTGAGGATTTGAGCCGTTTAGCTTACTTAATTGGCTCATAAAGGGAGAGAACGAATAACCATAGTCGTTTAGTTTAAATTAATAAATACCTCTCCCTTTATCAGTTTACCTTTGTTTACGTTGTAACCACCTAGTATACATCTTAGCAGCCCAAGCTCTACGTTGCTGCGGGTTCTTATATACTTTTCTTAATCTAGCATTAGCAATACGTAAGAATTGTTTCATGTGTTTCATAGCTTAAAATATTTCTTTACCATTTACTTTAATAAATTTTATAGTGCTATAACTAACCCATTCTTGATCTTTTCTTTCATAGTAGCCCCTTTCTCTTACATAAAGACTGACTTCTCTTTCTTCATTTTTTACACGGATTCTCATAGGACCTATGTTAGAATGTAAATAAGCTGTAGGACGTAACCTTTTAAAATTAAGGCCTTTGTTTCTACCTTGACGCTGAGAGTCAGATAATCTTGTCCAATCTGTATCAAAAAACATAAGCTAGAATTTTAACCATCTTCTACGGCGTTCATACTTACGGATAAGTATGCCGTTGTTATACAAGTGTTCACTGATAGCATCATTCCATTCTGTAGCTGATGCTGTTGTAACTGTGTTAATAGTATCCCAGTGTAAATCTGAGATATATCTTGCAATAAACCTTTTATGTGCAAGTTTCCTTAAATAATTTTTCATGATAAATAATTTAGGTTTAATTGGTACCCCCACCAGGATTCAAACCTGGGACCTACAGATTAGAAGTCTGTTGCTCTATTCAGCTGAGCTATGAGGGCAGTAAGCATTTACATACTTAGTAAGATACTTCTAACTTCATAGAAGTAATTCATGTTTACCTTTTGGCGTTGCTCAAGATAACTGCATATTTCATTCATAACATCTACACTTTTGTGTTTATGTTCTCTATAGAAATCTTCAGCAAGCTCTACGGGTGTCATGTGTTTTGCTTTGGTAATAATACGATCTGTCATATCAAACGTGTTGTACCTTCAATTGCATAATAATCATAACCGCAATCCAAACATGTATAAGTAGTATGATTATCACCTGGTGTGACATTATACTGTGTGCTTACACAATTTGGACAAGCCGCGTCAGCGTTAACATATTCATGTAGACCACTGTACAGAGTGTTTATCTGTTCATTTGTAAGAAATTTTTTCATGATAAAAAGGTTTTAGAAAAGTGTGTATAAGATAGTTAAGAAATCTGAAATCCACCAGACTCTTCTGCAAATACTCCAAATTCTAAGATGATGTTTGTGTCATATGGATAGTTGGATTCCCATGGTTCACGTTTACCTATACCTTCACAGCCATTACACTTAACACCTTCTACACCATCCTGGGTATAAGGCTCAAGTTCTCCAAACATTGGTTTGTCTGTTCTTACACCAGTACCCTCACAAAGAGTACAGGTTTCTTTAGGTATCATGACAATAGCAATCTTTTTATCTCTGACCCAAGCATCAATAGCACCTATCTCATGCATATCTCTAATGCGTTGGCCAATACGTTTGGCTTTGTCAGCATCAATGATATGAGAATCATTATAACCAAGACCTTTAATATCTTCTTCAGATAAAAAATGCATAGTCTCAGTTAAGAATAGAGCAATAGGACGCCACCACCACACATTAGCACGGAAGTAAATACCAGGATTAATTTTTTCAAACTCTCTTTGTTTGTCAAAGTAATCTTTCCAAAGATCATCATGATAACTAACTTCAGTTGCTGGTCTTTCTGGTTTATCATAATCTGTACGGATCAATGGATCCATACCGTATATATCAAATCCCATATAAAAATATTTTAATTAGCTCAGGTGAAAAAATGACCTGAGCATCTTATTTGCATAAATGAAAAAGGGATAGGCATTACACCTATCCCATTCTCTACCAACCAAACCTACTTATCCTGTGGAGGACAAGCGTTATAAATAAATTCATACCATTGATTTGCGTATTTAGGCATTGCCTTAATATCAACCATATGATTAGCTACACATGTAGCAAGTTCTTTAATATTATAGTTGTGCTTAATATGATAATCAATAAAGCCTGTTTTAAATCCAGACTTATTAACTACTTTAAATAGTTCTTCATCATCTTTAGCAACTAAATCAACAAAGTTGTTAGCAATCTCAGCGGCTGTAAAACCCATGTTTTCATGGTTTACTTTAAAGTTACCTTCTTTAATATGCTTACTCTGTCTGTTATTTACATGACCATACATTAGTAGATCAGCTGCTGCATTATACCCTAGACCATATTTAATGGTTAAGAAATCTAACTTAGTATAATCAATAGTAGTAATCTTCAAAGATTTCCATAAATGAACAAACTGAGAAATGACCCATGACAACTGTGAGGAATTAAGCATACCAATTACATTTCCGATTTCAATTTCATTATCCATGTCTATACACTTAACAACTAGTTTTTCGTTGCATTCTATGGCTGCTTGCACTCTGTGCTGTCCATCAAGAATGTAGTACTCATACTTTTTGTTGCCAATAGATTGACTTCTAGTACGTACAATAATAGGATCACTATATATAATACCCTTACTTTCAAGGGATCTTTTTAATCTTCTAACCGCTTTACGGTTTAGCTGACGATTAAAGTCAAAATGTTTTAGTTCTACTTTACCACTTGGGTTAAATAAATAGTAAGTAACAAGGCCTTGGTTGAATAACTTTTTCATAATAATAGAATTTAACGTGTTTAAAAAATTAACTTGTTTAATAAAAGTCTTGGAAGATATCAAAGAAATAATCCAACATGATTAAAAGGATACAGATACAGAACCCAGCAATGACTCCGTAACTGTAATATATTGAGTGAAGGAATAACGTAGACATAATCACATTACGTCTACGGTTACTACAGTCACATCACAATAGTCAATGTTCTTACGATTGACAAACTCATATGCTAATTTCTTAGCACGAACTCTGGTATGAGCCAGAGGTGTCTTATAGGTGAACCCATTAGGGATATCAGTTATGATACCTACAAACTTTTTCATGACGTGGTTGTGTTAAGAGTTTTTTGCAAACCACTAACAAGTTCCTTACGCAATTCTAAGTATTGGGTAATAGTAATCATACCTTTGTTATACTGTTCAAACAAATGGTTAATGCAGCTAGTAACTGCAACGGTCTTGTCCAATAAGGACTGTGCTGTAGATTCATCCAAGTTACGGATACCATCTACGTCAACATCAATAAGTAAATCTTTCATAATAAGTAGTAAGTATTAAGTTGATATAAAATAAAAAGCAGTTTAAATAGGTGCTTAGCTATTAGAACTTTCATCACACTGTTGACAAGTATGAAACTCATCACAAGTGCAAGTTAATTCTGGTGAGATTTGATATAAATCCCACATGTCTTGTACGTCTTCAAATAACATAGTTATGTATTTTTTCGTATAACTGATTTAAGCTCTACACTCTCAATAAAAACATCTGCATGTTCAGAGATATCAGAAGGAAGAGCTGTTTGCATATGCTCTTGAGCACCTCTAAGGGTTGGAAATGAATTACTCATATATTGATAAGAAGGCTCTTGACGATCTCTTACCATAACAAGATATATTAGCATAACAATAGTTTTTAAAAAGGTTGATAGAAAAATTCCCAGATAGGTTCCGGGTTACCTGTAGCCTCATACTACAATAAAGAATAACTAAGAGAGAGATAGACTTATATTAATAATTAAAAGTCACCTAATGAATAGCTGCATAAGGCTCATATATACTTACCAAACCAAAACCAAAGGACCCAGTATATATATCTCCTTACTTATCAATCACTTAGCCATATATCCCACATATATTACCACTATTCTACACTTTTTAACACACTATAATATAGGTGTCTAGTTGACTCTCACAGTGTGTGCACAACGCATAAAATAATTTTTTATAATGTTAAAATGTGGGCAGTTATACAGTATATGTATTAGTTTCCCACGGGATAGATAAAAAAATAAAAGCAATACTGCTTATATTTTATCATTTGCTATAACATACAGGCTTTATTGGACTAATCAGCCAAGGCCTTAAATAAGTCCCACACCTCCGTAGAGGCATGGGCTTAATGTTATGCAAAGGCTTTAGCCATTTCAATCTCTTCCCAATGAGCACTTAGTTCAGGGGAAGTGTAACGGTTGTATTGCTCACTCCACTCCAATGTAATTGTAGTTGGGTGGTCAAGACCGTGGATTCTTTTGAAGAACAAAGGTTGAGTTTCCTCTTCATCAGCGTATCTTACTTGCGCTTCAGGTGTATTCTCAAGGTAGTCCTCAATGTCTGTGGTTACTACAAATATGCCTTGGATAATACGCTTACCTGTTTCTTCATCATACTTGTTAGTGATTCTGCGCTTTAGAAATTTTGCTTTCATAATAATTAATTGTTTAAGTTTTACAAGTGTATATCTATAGAAACTGTTTAAACCGCGTAAGCGGGAATATTATATATAAAAAAAGTAAGGCGCCGTTAGGCGCCGTTATACATTAAAGGTCATAGATAGTTTCTCTACGCTCATACAAAAAGCATTCTACACGCTCTTCAATTGGCATACTATCTTCCGGGTAATAGAATTGTGTTAACTCATCCATGATATATAATTTTTGGTTATTGTTCTACAGAAACTGTTACGCGTTATACTTTACAGACATACCCACAGTATACCATTAAGAGACGCAACAGAAAGAAAAGGTGTAGGGCCGGAACCCTACACTCACTCTCTTTTGTCTTACACGGTATCTAGAATACCTTGTGCCTTGGGTTAAGACCTCACATACTAATTAAAATTTGATCCCAAGAAACGCGTTAATAGTAAAGTAGCTGACACTCCTCTTATCAACGGTCATTTAATAGTAGGATCACTTAATTGCTTCAGCCTACTAACTACTATTAGACTATAGAAACTGTTTAAACTTTACGCAGTAAAGGAATACAATATGTTAGCCGCATATATATAAGAAGGAAGCCTAAGCCTCCTTCTTCTTACAGATGTTGAATACAACGTATTCTCCAGCAGTATGGATTTCATACTTACGTAAGATGCCAGTAGTAATCCACTGGTTAATCTTTGTCTGAACTTTAGTCAGACCTTCTGCATCATTGGCCATGACGCTCTCAATAAGGACCTTGTAGTTTTCCATGGTAAAAAATTTAGATCTCTAAAGAAACTGTAAGGGTAGGGAGAGCCGTAGCCCTCCCTGTTAGTTAGAAGAAGAATGGTAAAAGTTTCTTGTAAGCTTTTGTCAAAGCTTCAAGTTCTTTTTCTTTCAGTTGTTTTTTCCAAGTTTCCTGTAAAGAAGGATGTCCAAAGTCTGCAGAAGTGTTCCGAAAGATAGCGTAAAGAAGCTCTCCATTAAGTGCTCTTGTAGTAGCTAGTAGCATTGCTGTTTGAGGCAGCTCATTTTCGTTAAGAATTCTTTCAATTGTTTCTCTAGCAATTTTCTTAGTTTTCATGCTTAAAAGTTTTAATTAGTCTGCATCTAAAGAAACTGTTACAGGTTCCCCTTAGTAGATCCTAACAAAAACTATTAAAGTAAGTAGAGGAGCCGTAGCCCCTCTCTCTTAGAATGGTAAGTCATCTGCTTTAAGCCACTGATCTACTTGGATCTTGTGTCTCATGTGCCAGAGCTCTAGTGATTGCCAGACCTCTTCAGGATAATGCTGATTCTCATCAGGACAATAGACAGGAGCCGTAGATACTACCATAATGGTATTGTCCTCTACCTTGGCTTCTTTCCTATCCAAGAATGGATCAGAAGCATTGTGATAGTCACTTAACATTATTAGTTGTTTGTCAGTAATTGTCATAGCAATAAAGTTTTGATTAATCTATCCGTCTAAAGAAACTGTTACACGTCTTCCTTAACAGATACAAACACAAACCAGTAAGTTAAAGGAAGGGAGCCGCAGCCCCCTTACTATTATCTATTCTCCCACCAGTAAGCATGCATAGCAATAGCAATGGCATTAGAAAAGAATCCAAACCAAAACTTGGCGTCTAATGACCAAGAGAAGTAGTTGGGTTCTGAACCTAGAGTAAGTCCTACTAAGTACAAACCAACAAATGCCATTATTATAAATATTAAATGGCGTACTAAGAATTTTAAAATGTTTTCCATAAAGCTTTATAATTTGATTAGTATATCACTAGAGAAACTGTTAAAGAATAAGGGAGAGCCTAAACCCTCCCTTGTCATCCTATAGCTGCTTAAGGATAAACATCAAATGTTCTTTCCTCTCAACTAGCGTGAATATCTTACGCTCAGTGAAGTCTGACCAAACATCATCAGTGTTCTCCTGCAGAAGCTTCTGTAGTTCTACCTCTGTCTTTGCTACTCTCATCTTGATAGCTTCTTTCACTTCCCACACTTGATCATGAGTGTCGTAGTTTAGTTCCTTTGTCATAACAATTTGTTTTAATTAGTATTTTTCTAAAGAAACTGTTAGACTATGGGGGGTCCCCCTGCCAAAATTTTTTGCCGGGGTTTGTTTCTAGGGACTCTCACTCCATGCAAAACACATTAAATTTTGGTATGAGGAGGGGGATGATTTTAAAATTTCTGTGTGCCGGGGAATGTTTAGTGCAAAAAA